TTTTCAGGTGTACCATATCTAAAACGCACATTATCCCCATCAACCCATTGTCCTTCGGCTGTGGTTTCTGTGATTTGTTTGTTAAATCCTGGCTGAAAACCTATCTTTTGTAACATAATAAATCCTTGTATATCAAATTTATTACTTAATGGATATAGTAAAAAGTACGGAGAGTGGTGTGGTGGAACTCTCCGTACAAGCCTAATGTATAGACTATTTCTTAATTTTTGTCAACTTAACACCTTTAAACCAAGCAGGTGCACCTAACAAAGGTCGTTTATCAAGATAGTTTTCTTTAGCTGTTTTAGAACTAGCTTTGTTATAATGTAAAAATACTTGTCCACAATTCTTGCCTTTAAATTCTTCTCTCCAATGTTCTAAATCACAACCAGAATAGATTAACATGTCTCCTGGTTCAAGGTCCACTTTAACACCAGCTTGACCAGTTTTACCTGTTGGATCAAGATAAATGGGCCATGGGTCACCACCTAGATTTAATGTAGTAGATATCTCGCATGAGTATCTATCTTTGTGACGAGCTAGGACATCACCTTGTTTATATATTCTTGCGTATGAATAAGTTTCACTTAATTTTAATCCTGTATGTTTTTCCATTACTGGTTTTACTTCTTTTAATAAAGTCTCCATTGCAATATCACTGTAATGTGAATAAGTATTTGGTACCTGTTCATCGTTCCATACACCAAAGTATTCTGTAAAGGGTGAAATGTATTTGTTATCAAATAAAAATCTTGCAACATTTCTTTTATTTAGAAAATATTTGTAAACAAACTCTGCAATCTCAGGTGAGATAGCTTTTTTTAATACTGTGTATTTATTTTTCTTAAACGACATTTAATACTCCTTTTGGTATTGCTTGGCAGTTCCAATGTATAAATCTAAACGGATTATAACCCATATCTACAATATATTGATGAGGTAAGTATGATGGAAAAAATATCATTCTACCTGGTTTTACTTGATAATTTATTGCAGAACTAGCGTAAGTTACTTTTGTTTTATCTTTTTCTGGTAAAAGATTCATAATATTACCTGGTCTTGGATCTTCGAACATAGGCAAAGATGTAGACTCATCTGCTTTTAAAAAATAAAAACCTGATATGTGACCATTCCAATGAGTGTGTAAAGTATGATGTCCACCACCTTTTTTAGCGAACTCTTGTACCCACATTTCTGTAGTAAATAACTGATGACCAGACATATCAAAACCCATCTCACCTAATAAATTATATGCTGTTGCACCTATATAATTTTGTAATTCTGCAAAGTCAGGATCACCAATTAATGATGTTGAATGGAATACATGACCCATGTCTCCTTTGTCCCCAAACTTTTTATTACGTTTATCAATAGCTGGTTTTAAATTTTTTTTAGATGCTTCTATATATGGATCCGATGCTTTATTTAGTTTATTAACAAAACTGGGTTCATCAGCCCACCATATAGGTGATGCAAAATATTGTTCTAATTGTAATTGTTTTGGAAACGACAATACGTTTTCTTTTTTTACTTTTTGTTTTTTAACTTTTGCTTTTTTCTTTTTCATATTTCTCCTTTATTGAAATGGATATCCTAAATTCCATATTACTAAACTGTTTCTTTCTCCACTTTTAACTGGACATACTCTATGCCATACAAATGAAGGAAACACAACTAAAGATCCTTTAGGTAATATTTCTGTGCATTTTTTAATGTTAGGTTTTTTATCTGGATCAAGATTTCTAAAATCAAATTCTAACTCACCACCTTTATAATCTTTTGGATCTGATAGTGATACTGTTACTGATAATTTTCTAATTTTACCGTGTGATGGATCGTTAGGTTGTTGTCTTACATATGGTCTATCCCAACTATCACAGTGCCAATCATAATACTGGCCTTTTTTATATTTTGTAAATTGACAAGACTCACTAAAGTCCCAATTAAAATTCCAACCAGCATTAGCGTTTGCTTGATGCACATAAGGTTGTATTTCTTTATAAACCCATCTATCATTCATCCAAACAATGTCTGAGTTTCTTTTTGTTTTTAAATCTTTAACTTGCTTTGCATTTAATTTTTTATCACCATAACCACCAGTGACTGCCATTTGATCTTGCATTTGATGACCATACTTTACAATATCATCACAGATACGTTCTGGGATTGCTGATTTAAAATACCAATAATAATTTGTAAGGTTCATATTTCTTTATGAACATGTTTTAACATTTATTATGAGATTGTCAATGTTCCAGAAACTGTAAACTTAGCTATCTTATCTCCACCAGGATGAGTTGAAAGTGTATTTGTACAAGGTGTTACTGCAAAAGTTATAGAACTTGGTGCTCTTACAACTACGATACCTGGTCCACCTGCTTGACCACCAGGGGTATTACACTTACCAGCACCACCACCTCCACCACCGAGGTTAGTTCCACCAGCAGATCCTACTGATTGTCCTGGTCCCGAACTTCCTCCAGTTCCACCACCACCTGATCCTCCAGCTCCACCAGCACCTACACCTGTTGGAGGGCCTCCTACACATGCTCCACCACCTCCACCACCACCAGCATAGGTTGTCGATGGTCCTAAAATATCATTTGCAACTCCAGCTCCACCAGCTCCACCAGCAGAGGTAGCACCAGTAGTAACAACTGCTGATCCAGCAGCTCCAGCTCCACCACCACCTGATCCTGAAAACCCACCAGTATTAGGTGCTGTTTTAGGGTTAGTTCCGCCTGGATTACCTTGAGGAGGATCTGTAGGAGGTGTATTACCCGATCCTCCAGGAGTTGCTGATCCTGTTGCACCAACAGATATTGCTCCACCACCAGAACCACCATCAGCTCTACATGTACCCCCACCAGTGCTAGTTATAGTTGAAAATATAGAATCAACACCATTATTTCCAACAGCACCACCTCCTCCAACAGTTATAGTATAAACCCCTGAATCTAAATTTAACGCTGATCCTTGTAATGGACTTGGTCCATATCCTGATGCACGATAACCTCCAGCTCCACCACCACCGTTTGCATATCCAGTGCCGCCACCACCACCTCCAGCAACTACTAGATAATCAAAAACTTGTCCTAAATTTATAGTGCCATCAGGCCATGTTCCTTGAGACTTGGCACTAAATTGACTTTGCATTGACCACACACCACTTGCTTTACTTAATTCTTTTACGACTACGATTCCTGAACCACCTGTACCACCATTTGATAACCCTGATCCTGCTCCCCCACCTGTATTTGCAGTTCCGTTAGCTCCACATCCTGGTGAGTTACCTGCTCCACCTCCACCAGTTCCTCCTGTAGTAGGTGCTACTACTGGTCCAGGTTCTCCAGATCCACCTCCGCCGCCTGCATATGTTACACAACTTCCTGAAATATCACTTGAAGACCCATTCCCACCATTTCCTGCAACAGTTGGACTAGGTGCACTTTGTCCTGTTGCTCCAGCTCCACCTCCTCCACCACCTGTTGTGCTACCTGGAGCTGATGCTCCACCAGGATTTCCTTCTGGTGGTGAATATCCTCCTGCATTTCCTAACGCTCCACATAAACCTGTTCCTGATCCTGCACCACCACCTGATCCACCTGGAGCTCCTACTTGAATAGATGCACAATTTTGTCCTCCACCACCTGCTCCTCCACCTGAACTTGTTATAGGTTGACAACTACTTCCAAATACTGAATCTTGTCCTGCTGATCCAATTGTTGCAGGACCTGATGAAGCACTTCCACCTGATCCACCTGCTCCAATGGTAATTGGAACTGTGCCTTGAGCATTTGCTTCAACTTGTCTAAATCCTCCACCTCCAGCTCCACCACCTCTATTAGCTCCACCACCACCACCTCCAGCAACAACTAAAGCTTCAACAACTCTAGTTCCTGATTGAAGTGTTACGCAACCTGATGATGTTTTAGATGTAACCGTACACTTCCCGAAAGAAGTTTTATTTGTTTTACCGATTATTCCGCCATTAGATCTGGCCATGTGAGTCTCCTATTCGGACACCCAAGCTGTGCCATTCCAATTATATTTGGTAGGTGTTTCCGATTCGTCGTTTGATTTTATTGCTTCCCAACCTTGTGTGTTGTCAGCTTGATATTTTGTTTCGTTCCACGAAATTATGTATCTAACATCACCTTCTTCTGTAATTGTCGGGTATGTGATTGGTGCTTGCCAATCGTCATTAGAATCTAATGACCATGAAGCATAAGGTTGTGGTGCTAAAAATTTATCTTTTACAGGATCATAGACCATGCCTATACCTGCATATTGTTTTCTAAAATTATTATTGTAAGAAGTTTGTTTCCAAATTCCACCTTTGAAAAAATTGATACACCATGTTTCACCATCTTGGTGCATATCATTATCTGCAAGAATTCCACCATTAGCTGCAATGTCGTTTCCTACAACTACAACTCTTTCAACAACCTGATGAGTATCAGTTGTGAATCCTGTTGGATCTACTTTTGTTTTTAATTCTGCGAAATGTGCCATATTTTTATCTCCTTAAAAATTATATTTATAAATTAGTTTTAACTTATTGTCAACGTTCCTGATACAGTAAATGATGCTACTTTACATCCTCCATCTGGGGCTGGTAATGTTGCAATACTATTAGTTCCTGGTGCAACGCTTGCACATGTTGATCCTGGGAATCTTACTACAACTATTCCTGATCCACCCGCATTTCCCCCTGCTGCAGGTGCTGCATTACCACCATCTCCTTCACCATCTGTTCCAGCTTGATTTGGTGATCCAGGTGCTCCTGCTCCTCCAGTTGCATAAGTTACGTCAGACCCTGTAATACTATTTGGTGCTCCTGCACCTCCAGCAGGTCTACTCCCTGCAGCGGTTGCACCTCCACCACCTCCACCAGCTCTAGATGGAATTGGTCCTTCACCTGTTCCATCACCCCCAGGATTTCCTTGAGGAGGACTGACAGGAGGTGTATTACCAGGTGCTCCACTTGGAGATTGTCCTGGTGCTCCTCCACCTCCAGATCCACCTGCTTGTTGGGTTGTTCTATGTGATCCACCGTGTCCACCACCTGTTGATGTAATACCATTAAATACTGAATCATTACCATTACCGACTGGTGTACTACTCGAAGCGGCACCTCCAGCTCCAACTGTAACTGTATAAGGTCCTGGAGATAAAATTAATTGAGATCCTTGTAAAGGTGCAGGACCATAACCAGAAGCTCTATAACCTCCAGCTCCACCACCACCACCTCTTGAACCTGGACCATTAGGAGGTGATACACAACCTGATCCTCCACCACCAGCTACTACTAAATAATCTGCTAAAGTAAAACCAGTTGCATCACCATCTGTAACTCCAAAATCTCCTGAAGTTGTAAAAGTTGCAACTTGGTCTACACCACTTGGTGAAGAAGGGTTTGCAACAAAAGTAATTGTATTTGTTCCAGGACTTGCAGTAAAAGTAATTCCACTTGTAGGCGCTCTTGCGATCACGATACCTGAACCACCTGCTCCACCATTACCTGGATTTACATCAGCTCCACCTCCACCACCTCTGTTTGTTGTACCTGCTCCTCCATTAGTTCCACCTGTTCCACAAGGTGATCCTGCACCACAAGATGCTGGTTCTGATGAACCTCCTCCACCACCTGCGTAAGAAGTTGCTGTTCCTGTAATTGCGTTTGGTGCTCCTGCACCTCCTCTACCTGCTCCACCTGTTGTTCCATCAACACCAGCTTCAGTAGCTCCACCACCACCTGAACCTGAATATACTCCTGGACCGCCTGGGTTAGATCCATCTCCACCAGGATTTCCTTGAGGAGGAGTTTGTGCTGGATCATTACCATTTCCACCAGATGCACTATTAGCCGCTCCACCACCAGATCCACCAGGTCCACCTCCAGAACTTGAAGCTGTTCCGTGACCACCACCTCCTCCACCACCTGTCGATGTTATTGTTCCAAATACTGAGTCACTTCCATTAGTTCCTGTTATTGGTCCACAAGGATAACAAGTTCCAGTTCCTCCAGCACCACCAGCACCAACTGTAATTGTATAACTCCCTAAACTTAATTCTTGTGCACTACCTTGAAGTGGACTTGGTCCATAACCTGAAGCTCTATAACCTCCAGCTCCACCACCTCCTGCACCTCTTCCTGGAGGGCCAGTAAATGCATCTTTACCACCACCTCCACCACCAGCGACGACCATATAATCTATTGATGCTGTTCTTGATGGCCATGTGCCATCTTCCAATGCTTCTAATTGAGCATCAAGACTCCAGACTCCTGAAGCCTTATCTAATTCTTTTACTACTACGATTCCTGGACCGCCTGCTCCACCATTTTGTGAAAAACCACCTGCACCTCCACCACCACCAGTATTGGCACAACCAGAATATCCTGTTGATGGTTTATTGCCATCTCCTCCACCACCTAAACCACCTGTTCCTGCAACATAACAACCTGGAGGTCCACCAACACTTCCAGCTCCACCTCCTGCTAAATAATTTGAATCTCCTATACCAGGTCCAACATAAGGACTTACATCAATTCCAATCCCACCATTACCACCACAACCACTTACTCCTGGTGCAACTGCTGTACCATTACACCCTGCAGCTCCAGCTCCACCACCACCTGCTCCAACACCTTCTGCACAACCTGCTCCTGTTCCTCCAGGGAAACCTTGCGGTGGACTTACTGGTGGTGTATTTCCTGCACCTCCAGTTCCAGCTGTATTACCACCACCTCCTCCACCTGAACCACCTGCAGTTCCTGGAGTACCACTAGGTGAATTAGAAGAACCTCCACCTCCTCCTCCTGCTGAAGGAGTACAGAAAATTGTACTTGCACCACCTGCAGTTCCTGAACCACCTGGACTTCCTCCAGTTCCAGTTGCTCCTGCTCCACCGCCACCAACAGTAGCACAGTATGTTGTATTTCCACAAACTTGATGACTTTCTAAAACTCTTAAACCACCTGCTCCTCCTCCACCAGCTTGTGAATAACCTGCTCCACCTCCACCAGCTGCTATTACCGCATTAACAAGTCTAGTTTTTGGTTGTGTGGTTAATGATCCTGTAGAAGTTTTTTGAGTAACTTTATTTTTACCACGAGACGTTACGTTTACTGGTCCAATTATTCCGCCATTTCTTTGCGCCATAATTTAAACCTCCTAAGCGTCGTCTAATACTTCATATGAAATAAATAAGTCTAAATCAGATGCAGCACTAGCTCCACCTTTTAGGATGTCACCTTCTCTTAAATAGATAGGTGTGTCCACTAATACTAACGTTGC